GACGATCTGATGACCGGGGACAATCGGCTGTTTGCGCGGCGGCAACTCACCTTCGATCACGTGCAGGTCAGTTCGGCAAATCGCACAGCAGCGAACCTTGATGCGGACTTCGCCCGCCTGCGGCGATGGCGTCGGCATATCGATCAGACGCAGCGGTGCGGTATCGATCGGCGCATTGTGTTCCAGCACCATGGCCTTCATGGAGACAGATTCCTTCGTTCGGATACAGGGCGTCAGGCCATCTTCCTGAGGACGGTGACCGCCTTGCGGGCGTCGGCTGCCTTGTCGAAAGCCAGATGAAAGACGCACTGCTTGGCGAGTGCGGCTCCCGAGAAGCCCCGCAGGTTGATCCCCTCCTTGGCCAGGGCCCTGGTAAACGCCGCGCCGAGCCCCTTCTTATCTGGACAGGCGATCCGGAGCGAATGCAGGCTCTTGCTCTTGGCGAAGCCGGCCTCCTTGGCGGCCTTGATTTGCTTCGCACCTTTGAGCGGGGTCACAAAGACCACACCGGTGCCGGGGATGCTCGACTCCCGCCGGGCGATGACGAACTCCAGGTTCGCACCCGCCCGGGCAAGATCCGCCAACTTGGCCGCCAAGCCGCCCGGCCGATCCTTCATGCCCGTGACCCATACGTCCTCATGAGAGATCTTCAGTTTCATGATATATCCTCCAGCAAGAGAGTTGACGGACACAGATCTAACAGCCGACGGCCGTTCCTGTCAATTGGTCTTTCTCCAACAGTAATTCAGCCCCGATGCCGTATTGTCGAGTTGGGGTCCATCGCCGCGCCGAAACATGGTATACTGATAGCACACCTCGATTGGAGGTCGAACCATGGGGACGGATGTCTGCATTACTGCCGCCTCGGTCACAATTTCGGCCATGTTGGCAGGAGGCATGCACATGGCACACGCCCAAGACACCAAGGCAATCGTCAGGCGGGCGCCGGTCTGCGCGGGGACCTGGTATCCCGGCGATGCCGACACACTGGCTGCACTGGTCGACAAATTGATGGACGAGGCCAAGCCACCGGCCATCAGCGGCAAACCGCTGGCGATCATCGCCCCGCACGCCGGTTACCGATACAGCGCCCCCGTGGCGGCGGTCGCCTACCGCTGTCTTCGAGGCCAATCGTACAAGCGAGCCATCGTGATGGCGTTTAGCCACCGGCGGGCGTCCACGTACCGCGGCGTGCATGTCGCTGACGACCTGGACGTCTACGACATGCCCGGCGGTGCCGTGCCGCTCGATCGAGAGACCATTGCCGCGCTCAAGAAGAACCCCGCATTCGTGTCGATTGCCGGGATGGATAGCGACGAGCATTCGCTCGAACTGCAATTGCCGTTCTTGCAGCGAACGATCAAGGACTTCAAGCTGATTCCGCTGTATGTGGGCCAGATGTCGGCAGCGGACTTCGCATTGGCGGCGCAGGCAATCATGCCGTGTCTCGACGCCGAGACTCTGCTGGTTGTCAGCAGCGATTTCACGGTCGACGTCCTCGGCGTCGTAGCCGAATGCCGAGATGGCTTCCGAGCGGCTGATAAGACCGGCGCGGATCGCCAGCAACATCGCCTTGAATTCCTTTTCGGGATCGACCCATTGCCAGCCCTGCGGAATCCATTTGCAGGCGGTGTAGTCACGGCGGCGGCGGGCATAGCCCGGAGTCGTCAGGCTGCCTGCCAGCACCGCCTGATCGAGCCACGCATTCCAGACCGGACGGCAGAGCTGATGCACCAGCACGCCGTGCTGGATGGCTTCGGTGCGACGGCGGAACTCCAGCATTCCCGCCCGGATCGACGAGTAGTTGACCCCGGAGAGATCGCCGGTCAGTTGTTCGTAGGTCACGCCGATGGCGGCGGCCACGGCTCGAAACTGCGCGCGCAGGAATTCGCCATAGCTGCCACCCACGTCAGCCGGGTCGGAGAACTTCACGTCCTCGCCGGGTTCGAGGATTTGCATCGTGCCTGGCTCCATTCCGGCCAGTGCGATGCCCGCATCATTGGCAATGCCTTCGCCCAACAGGCTGTCCTCGGGCGAGAGGCGCGTGATGAAGCCCGCGAACATCGCAGCGGTTTTCTTGCGCACCAGCTCGGCGTCGTCGTACTGATCCAGCTCATTCAACTTGACCAGCGCCCGCGCCAGCCACGGCTCGCCCCGGATCTGGCCGGGACGCAGTACGCGGTAGAGGTGAATGATTTCCCGCGCATCGACGCGCACGGTGTCGAATCCGCCTTGCCCCGACATCGGCGCAAGGCGGCCGTCCTCGGGATGCGAGCGATACAGGTGATAGGCCACGCGACGACCCATCGCATCGAACTCGATACCCGAACGCACGACGTTGCCCGATGGCAGTTCCGTGTTGAGATTCAGCGGCAGGTGTTCGGCTTCGAGCAGCTGCAATTGCAGCGGCACGGCCAATCCATCTTCCGGGCGGCGTGGACGCAGACGGATCAGGCATTCGCCGCCTTCGCACATCGCGCGGGTGGCCAGCGCCTGCAGCCCATAGAAGTCGGTCTGTCCGGTGGCGTCCGCCTGTTCCGTCCAGTCACGCCACAGCGCCTGCACCTCGGCGCGGAACGTCTCGTCCTTGGCCATCGACTGCGGCTTGATGCCGGTGCCGACCGCGTTGGAGACAAAGGCCTCGATTCCGGCATTGGCCCACGCATTGCGGCGCACGAGATCGCGGGATTTGACGCGCAGCTCATTGGAAGTGGCCAGCATCGCCGCCACCGCGCCGGGGTTGCCCGGCATCCACGCCATCGAACGACGACCACGACCGGCTGCTTCGTGGATGGGCGACTGCCCGAAGAAGCTGCGGAATTTGGAGTACCACGCCATCTCAGAACCCCTTGCCTGTGGTGACCCGGATCTGACGTGGCGCGCTGGGCCACAGTCCGGTGTCCACGGCCTGTTCGAAGAGGTCGCGCTTGACCGCCGCAATGGCGGCCTGGAGTTCATCGACGCTGCGGTACTCGACCGTCTTGTCGCCGAAGGTCACGCGCTTCTCGCCCTTGACCAGCGCCAGTTCCAGCGCATCGAGGTGTGCTTGTGTGTAGGCCATCAGCGGTACACCGTGAGGTTGATTTCGGAGGAGTCGGAAAATGACGCCGAGCTCGTCGCGCAACTGATGTCGACGTACTGGACGGTCTTCTGGTCGGAGGTGGATCGCACGATGGCAATGCGCTGCGTGCCGCTGTTGGTGCTGCTGCGGGCGAGTGCTGTCCAGCAGTAGTTGGCGTCGGGCATGGCGGTGGTGAAGGTCACGCGGTAGCGGCCAGCTGCCGTTCGGGTCACGCTGGCCACGTTGTGTGAGGCCCGCACGACGATCTGGCTGCCGATGTAGCCGAAGCACACCCACGCCCGGGCCAAGCCGGGATGGGTGGCGTCGATCTTGGCCTTGACCTCCAGACCGATACGGCTGGCCAGCGCACTGATGCGCGATGCGAGGCTCATCAGACCAGCGCGCCTTCGAACACGGCGACAAAATCGGTGTCGGTGTCGCCCACATCGCTGGCAGCCACTGCGCCGATGTTGCTGCGCGCCTGCGCCTGCTCGGAAGCCGTGAGTGTTTGCGCGGCATCGAAGCGCACGCGGTTGTTGACTGCGGCCAGCAACGCGTCCAGACCACTGGTGCCGTTCTGCAGCAGTTGCTGGATTTCCACCAGCGTGTCGTAGGCAGCATCGGCACCGCCCAAGATCTCGCTCTTGAGCGCATCGAGCAGCGAGACGATCTTGCTGGACGAATAGGTGCTGGTGGTGGCGATGTTGGCGTCGTCGATCACCGCTGAGGACACCACGGCGGCCTTCAGTTCGTTGATGGCCGCGACCAGATTCGACTTGTCGGTGGTGGTGAGGTTGGCCAGGTTGCCAGCCTTGGCGCGGACGTCGTTGAACTCCTGCGCGACGCGCAGAACTAAGCTTTCGATTCGGGTAGCAAGACTCATGTTTTCTCCTTGGGGTGTCAGGACAGCCAGCGGCTCTTGATCACGCGCCGACCGGTGTTGCGGGTTCCAGAAACAGCGAGGCCACCGCGTTGGGTGGCCTCGCTGATCGATTCGGTTGTTGTTTCAGGAGTTGGCGGACTGGCCACCCCAAGCTGCCGCTCCAATTCCCGCCAGTGGCGTTCCTCGAAGCGATCCAGGCCCGCCGCCGATGCGGCCGCGCGGGCGTAGACGTAGCAGTCGAGCGCTTCATTGCGCTCGCGCATCTTTTGCCACTCGCGCACCGGGAAGCCGTTGCGGTCGCGGCGGGTGATCAGTTGCTCCGCGCAGAGTTGCTGGATGAACTCGGCGTCGATCTTGGGCAGGTGGACGAACCCGGCAGGAAACACCGGGGTCGAACCGTCCTCGCCGACATCAGCGCTCTTGCGCAGGTTGTTGTAGAACTCCAGCTTGGCGATGCCGCCTGCCACCGAGTACACCTTGATGCCCCGGCGCAGCTTCTTGCCGCCCTGCGAGACATCAATGGCCGTCGGTGTACCGATCAGCGCCGCGCCACGCGCCACACCCTTGACGGCCATCACACTCGGATCGCGGCAGGCCCGCACAAAGGCGTAGGCCTCCTGCGTGGCAAAGCCGGTGTCCAGCGCGAAGCGCGCCAGCGGCATCGCTGCGCCCGAGGCGTGTGTCCAGTTCTCGGCCAGCATTTCAGCGAGGCGCTTCCACACCGTGTCGCGGGCGGTGTCACCCATCAGCACGCGATGCTCGATGAGCCACGACTCCTTGCCGCGCCCGAAGGCCCAAACCGACGCCTCGATGCGATCCTTCTGTACGTCGGCCGCGCCCACCAGCAGCAGACCGCCTTGCGGCACGCTGCCGATGCGGTACTCCTCGCGTCGCTCGACCAGCCGTTGCCAGTCCGGCGCTTCGCCTTCCTCGACCCACGTCTCGCCCAACTCGGTGTTCTTGAAGGTCTTGATCGCAGCGGCCGATCCCGATTCCTTGTTGACGGCGGCTTCCCACGCGGCGGCAATGTCGCGCCAGGAGCGCCAGCCCACCGGGCTGTACAGCGACGACAGGTGGAAGCCTGCCGTCTTACCCGCGCCATCGGTGATCATCGCGCGCCACTCGCCGTGCTCCAGCATCCACGTCTTGTGGTGCTCGGCAATGGCGGTGTCACATGACTCGCAGATGTAGGCGGCGGTCTCCGGTTGCCCTTTGTCCCAACGCAGCTGCTCGAAACGCAGCCACTGACGGTGGGAGCAATGCGGACACGGCACAAAGTAGCGACGTTGGTCACTGGCCTCGTACTCGCGCTCGATAGCCGA